GCTCATGGGCTTTGCACGAAAAGCAGGGTGCCGAGCACGCCAAGTTCGCCGATCGCCAGTGGGATGTCGGCTGCCGGCTGATCAATGGTGTGATGCCGCTCGCCGGCCGCGACCGAGACGGCTTCCCAGAACCACGAGCGATGGACGATCGCCCCGGGTTCGCCCTCGCGCATCAGCATGTCGGTGATCTCATCGGCGGCGGCTTCCTGCACAGCGATGGTGTTCGGAAACAGATCGCGCACGGTGACATCGATCGGCAGCGGCACCGGCGCATAGACGAATACCTCGGCGGTGACCGGGCGCCGCGCATCGAGCCATTGCGTCATGCGCGCAACCTCGGCTGGCGGCGGGATACCGTTCGGATAGGTGTCGTCCATCACGAAGCGGCATACCACGGTGCCGATGCCCTGTTCTTTCGGTCGCACCCAGGCGCGCGTGCAGCCGGGAAACGCCAGCATCCAGTTGCGATAATCGTACCCGGCACCGCCCTGCGGCGGCTGCTGGATGCGGTCAAGGATGCGGCGCCGAAAGGCCTCGATCCCCTCGTTTGGCGTGCCGCCAGCGAAACCGGGCGCGGCGACCACGGCGCCAGTCACCCCACCGATCGGATTGACGGTATCGAGCCTCGTGCCGGCCGCAAGGTTGCCGGCCGGGCCGGCAGCGACGGCGGTCGCCGGGATATCGATGGTGCCACCGGCGACCGATGATCCGGCCTGCGTCGTGCGCACCTGCCAGCGCGCGTCGGTCTGCAACAGCGATCCGGCGGGCACCGTCGTATTCGGCGCAACGGTCACGGTTAACTCGCCGCTGGCAGAGGTCGTCGATTTGTAGAAGATGCCCCATTCGCTGCCGTGGCGTTCAAGCCAGACACCGGTCGCGGTGGTGACGTGGATTTGCCGCGAGTAATAGTCGATGCCCTCCAACTGCTCATCGGCCATGCCGGCTGACATGTTGGCGAGCGCGTCGAGATTGCTTTGCGGCAGGCGCGCGTTCGCGCCTTTCAAGTTCACTTCGATGTCGGTTTGCGCCCGCTCGATAAGCTGCGGCAGCGTCTCGCGCTGGAAGCCGTTCGCTGATCTGCTGCCGCTCATGCGCCACCGGCTCCCATCTGCGCCCAGGGTATCGGATATTTCCAGACACGCCGCAGCCCCGAGGGTGCGGTGATTTCGGTCGTCAATTCCAGCCAGCCGCGTTCAATCCAGGCGGCGCTCGCCGTGGCGGCCGTGGCGGCACCGCACTGGACGAGCCATTGCAACGACTCGCGCGCATATTCCTCGGCCCGCCGCCGCGTCGTCTCGGTCTGCTTTTCACGCCACAGCAACCAGAGTCTGCTGCCTAACGGGTATTGCCGATAGGTGTCCGCCCAATAGCCCCGGATGGTGCCGTCGTCGGGGATCACGTCGTCGGGCAGCGCGGTGCGGTCGGTGAATAGACTCAGCAGCACCGCGGTTTCCAGGTCATTGCCATCCGCCAGCGAGCCGGCGTCGTTGAGCGACCAGTCGCCACGCCACAGTTCATTGGACCAGGACAGCGCAATATCGACCATCAGGGGATCGGCACGCCGTTGACGGTGACCTGCGGTGCGTTGAGTGCGATGCTCTGCCCGGCGCCGATCGTGATGCTCTGCCCGGCGCCGATCGTGATGCTCTGCCCGGCGCTGATCGTCAGGTTCTCGCCGGCCGTGATCGCGACGTCCTCGGCGCCCTCGATCAAGACATGCCGCGCGCCGGTGATGATGACATCACCCTCGCGGGTCAGCCGCACGTAACAATCCTGGTCGTTGTAGAGACAGACCTCGCCGCTGCTGAGCCCGCGCGGCCGGGAGCCTCGGTCATTGACCGCGATCACCATGGGCTGGTCGCGATTGCCCTGGACGCAGCCGACCAGCACGTCGCCACCGGGCGGCGGCACCGCCGAGATACCATAGGTCTGGAACCGCTCAACGCCGTCCGTCACTTCGCCCTCAAGCAACCCGACCTGCATGGTCTGAATGCCGCCGGTATCGCTGGTGCCGAGCAGCTCGCCGCGCACCAGCATCATGTCCAGCCGGCGGATCAGTTGCGCCAGCCGGCGATCCTCGCCGGCACTCATGCGCGCACCAGCGTGGCGGGCGCCGGGCCGGCAGCATCCCAAAGGCGCAGCCCGCCGGGCGCGATCGGCACAAAGGCCGCCGGCCAATCGAGCATGGGCGCCCATACCGGGCTATCGGCGGCGAATGCCGCCGCGCCGGGGCTAGGCGGGCGCCCCAAGGCCGCGCGGGGCCGCGCCGCCATGGCAGGGCCTGCCCCGCCGGGGCGGCGCCCTAGGCCAGTGGGCGGGCCTGGGCGCGCGCCGGGCCGCATCATTGCTTGGACTCCCGGCGGCGGGCCTCGCCGGCCTGCCGATCGGCGGCAACCTGATCCCAGAATGAGGGGCCGCCGGCCCCGCCCTTGGCCGAGGCAGTCTTGTCGGTGTCCGGCGGCGCCGGTGTCAGTGCCTCGGGCGGCTGCAATGTCAGGATGGTGCGCAGACCGGTCGCGCTCGCATTGATCACGCTCTTACCGATGGCCATGCGGCGATCAAGTTGCAGCCAGCCGTCCTCGATATCGCACAGGCGGTTGATCGGCCATGTCTTGCCATCCGGCATCAGCCAACCGGGCACGGTGATTTCGGCGCTGCGCGCCTTGCCCCACCGCTGCTGTTTTTCCCACTTGGCGCGATCGAGCGCGGTGCCGTTATCGGTGTCCGCGCTGGAGACGATGAGCTTCGGGCGATAGCGACGCACGGACGGGTCCTCGATCGTGCCCAGGCTTTGCGCTGCCTGCTTCGGACTGGTGTCGTCTTTGCCTTTCTGCTGGCCCTTGACGATGTAGTGGGAAAACCGATCCCGGTCATCGAGCGTGCCTTGCGCGGCGAGGATATTGCCGCCTTGCACCAGCTTGGTCTGGCACACGTCCTCGGATACCCGCGTCACCAGCAGCGAGCCGTCCGCCTGCTCATAGGCCAGCACCTGGCGCAACCGGGTGATCCGCTCGATTGCCTCCCAGCCGGCCTCGCCCTGCTGCACGGTGAAGTCGAACGGCGCGCCCATATCGACGGCAAACTGCACCGTGATCTGGTGTTGCGCGGCGATCGCGCGGACGATCTCGGCCGGGTCGGTGTTCTTCCACTGCCAGGGCGGGCCGATGTAGCTGCAATCGACGAGGTCCGAGACCAGACCGCGGCCGCTGATCTGGATGGTATGCGCGCTGTCGTCATAGGCGGGCGCGATGAGATCGATCCACCCGGTGCACACGATCTCGTCGTTGACGCGCACGCTGACCTTGTCGCCGGTCTCGATCCACCATTGCTGCTCCTGGCCCGGCCAGGAGCGCGTGGCGATCAGGCCGAACGTGATGCAGGCATCATCGACCGACCGCTCGATCTGCACGCGCAGCCAACCGCCGAACGATCGCCCGCCAATATCGAGCCACAGGGCCGGCTCGTTCAGGGCCATGCTGGCACCATCAACTCGCCCGGCATGAAGTTAGGATGCGCGGTCGGATTGGCGTCGCGGATGCGCGGCGCCTGCCGGGCTTCGCGATAGGCGAGATGCGCGATCACCAGCGCCGGCATCGGTCCGGCGAGCACCAACGCGCCGGCCTCGCTCGGCTTGTGGCGCCGGTCGATCAACTGCCATGTCGTGGCCTGAATCTGCCGCAGCGTGCGCATCGCACCGTCGTTGCGTTGCGAGGCCTCGGCGATCACCGCGTCGAACATCGACGTGACGGTCTCTCGCAGCCGCAAGGTCTTCGGCAGATCGTCGAACACCACCGAGGGCAGCCGTTCGGCGAAGGCGAGCGCTGCCGCGCGATGCACCAGGGCTTCGAACGCCGCGCGGTTCTCAAGCTGCTGCGCGCGGCTCGGCGTATAGCTCGGATCGCCGGCCGGCGTGAGGCGCGCAATCCGCACCGGTGGCAGCGCGGCGCGCCATGAGGACTGGTCATACAGCGCGGACAGCGCCACCGCGTCGTCGGCCATCACGAACAGGCCGACTTGTCGAACGATCTCGGTAATCCCGCGCGCCACCTCGGGCGGTGGCAGATAGACCCACTCGTCGGGCGTCAGATCGCCGAACACCAGGGCGTAGACTTCGGCGTAGGCGGTCTGATTGGCGACGCCCTGGCGCATGATGGTGAGTTGCTGCGCGATCAACAGCCCGGCCATCAGCGCGGCGTCTTGCGCGACGAAGTGCGGCAGTCTCTCGATTGTCCAGGTCATCCGACGAACGAGTCGCGCATCGCACCATAGCCGGCGGTGCATTGATTGATCAGCGTGTGACCGGTGTCGGGCTCGTAAGACGGGGTATCGAACGCGCCATGCTCGACGAAGGCCAACTGAAATGCGGCATAGCGGCGGCCACTGGCGCGGCCTTCCGAGACGGTGCTCGGCTCGCACATCACGACGTGCTCGCCGTGGAACGGATGCACCAGCAGACCGGGACCATCGGCCTCGCATGCATTGATCAGGTCGTCGCGCTGCTGCTCCCAGCCGGGGCCGATCACATAGGCGGTGAAGTTGAACCGGCGCGCCTTGCGCCCCAAGTCCTCGGCGTTGGGGATGTTGCGCAGCGGATACTCGTGCACATCAACCCGCCGGCCGAATTGCGTCTCGTAGGTATCGAGCCGGAAGCGCGCACCGCGAAACGCACCGCTGGCATTGATCAGCCCGATACCGGGAAAGAAGATCGGCGTTGCCCAATCCCAGAATTCCGCCATCAGTAAGCGCCCGCGATCGCACCGCGCGGTCCGGCGTATGCCGCATCGCTCCGCAGATTGACGTCGGCGTTGCCAGTGCTGCGACGGACCTCGGCGCTATCTCCTGGCTGCAAGCCGTGCACGTTGATATCGACCTCGGTCCGGCTGGTCTGCTGCGCGGCCTCGCCCAGGCTTTCCGGACCCGGTGCGGCCGAGCGGGATGCGACAAGCGCGGCGCGCCGCTGGGCGGGCGTCATGTAGGGCGCTGCGGTCATCACCGGTGCGGGCGCCTCGCCGCCGCCACCAGCCCCTGCCAGCGCGGCGCCGCCCGGTAGCGACGAAGCACCGCCGAATATTCCCTTAATGCGATCCCAGATGCCGATCAGCCAGCCGACCAGTTCGTTCCACCGCTGCTTGACGCTCTCGATCGGCGCGGTCAGCGCACCGACGATAATATCCCGCAGGCCTCCGGCCGCGCCCGCGATCACCGCGCCGATATCGCTCATCCAAGTGCCCGCGTCGGTTTTGAACGAGGCCCAGCCCGCGCTGATGATGTCCCGCGTCTCGCTGAAGGTCTGCGACAACCGCGCGCCGGTCGCGGCGGTGGATGCCTGCACATCACGCCACAGTCCACTGAAAGTATCGGTGATGTCGCTCCATTGCAGCGCTGCAATGCGGTCCTTGACTTCGCTGAATGTCTTGCCGATTGCCGCGCCGGTGTCTTTGGTCTGTTGCGTGATGCTGTCCCAATTCTTGTATATCTGGTAGCCGGCGTAAGCGGTGATCGCCACCAGACCGATGATGGCGGCGCCGATCGGATTGGCGGCGAGCGCGAGCGCCAGACCGGCGAGCGCCTTGCCAATGCCGAGGATCGCGCCGAGCACGCCGGGCGCGACGACGGCGGTAAAAGTCAGCAGCAGTGCGTTGCCCTCGCCGATCACCGAGACCAGCCCATCCCACACGGGTCGGAGCCGCGCCAGTCCGGGGAGGATGTCATTGCGCACGATGTTGACGAACGCGGTGCCCATCTCGACCAAGTCTTTCACCACCCCGACCACCTTCTGGGTCAGCCACTCCTTGTTCGCCTTGATCCACTCGTCCATCGCGGTGGCGCCGCCCTTCAGACCGGGCAGCAATTGCTTCAGGATGCCGAGTGCCAGGCCCCGCACGTGCTGCATGGTGCGCGTCATGATATCGCCGAACTCCTTCGACGACTTCGCGAGGTCTTGCGTCATGATGGCGCCGGTGGCCGCCAACTCATCGCCGAACTCGCGCAAGCCCCACGCGCCTTCATTCAGCACGGCGAGAAATTCAGTGCCGCTCTTGCCGAGGATATCGAACGCCAACGCCTGCTTGTGGCTTTCGTCGCTGGTGTTGGCGACCGCCGACGCCAGCTTGCGGAAAATCTCATCGGGAGTGAGCGACTTCAGGTCTTTGAGCGTGATGCCGGCCGCCTTGAACGCGCCCGTGGTCTCCTTGCCACTTCGCTTCGCCGCAACGATTGACTTGTTCAGCTTGACCAGAGCGCTGTCCATATCCTCGGCCGATAGCCCGCTCTGCTCGGCGGCATAGCGCAGCTTCTGCAATTCCTCGACACTGACGCCAGTCTGCGCCGACACCTTGATCAGCGTGCCGCCGAGGGTCACCCAATCGGCGACCAGCTTGCCGATACTGATCCCGCCGATGATGGCGCCGATGCGGGCGAAAGGTCCGAGCACACCGGCGAGCGAAGTGCGCAGCTTGCCGACAGCGGTGCCGACGTTGCCGACTGCCGAGCCGATCTTGGTGAGTCCGGTCTCGCGCGCGATCGCGCCGGGGATCGCCATCATACCGCGCAGCTTCGCGGTGCTTTGCGCGATCTGATTGTTGATGCCCTTAATCGGCGCGGTGAACTTGTCGGTAAGGGCAACGATGACCTTGAAGCCGGGGTCGCTCCTACGCGCCACTGCCGGTGCCCCCGCGCTTATTCAATTGCCGTGCGAGGTAATCGCATCGCTCGGACCACCAAATCACCTCGGACATGCGCAGGCACTTCAACTCGCTTGGTTGCCAGGAAAAATGGTAAGCGAGCCAAGCGGCTGCATCTCGCCAGTTCCTGGGGACGCTTCCCCCAGGAGCTTCGACGCCGCCTCCCCGATCACCTTTACGTCGCGCAGCTTGAGCTGCTTGATCACCGATGGTGGCAAGTTGGTGCACGCGCAGATCGTGTAAAGCGTCTGGCCCATCTCACCGGTGGCTTCGTCGAGTTTCATCATGGCGCCCAGGTCCGGCTCGGTCAGTTCGACCTCGGTCAGCAGTTCGCTGCCGTGTCGGATCGGCACCAGGAGCGGGATCAGCACGCGCAATGTGTTGCCGGGCATCTCGGACTGATAACCGGGCGGTCGCGGTTGCATTGCCATGATCAAGCCGCCTGCGACATTTGCCGCTGCATCGCCATGCCATCGAAGCGCACGGTGCAGGTGCCGTCCGACGCGTTAAATTCGAGATCGCCGGTCTGGAATGCATTGCGCAAGACCCAGACCTCGCCGGATTCAGTTTCCGCCGTCACCGTCGAATCGACAACCTTCTCCAGATCGGTCAGCGGAAACTGCGGGCGGTTGGTGATTTCGATCTCGATGTAAGGTGCGCGGGATACCGACTGGAAGCCGTGCACACCGTCCAGCCCGGCGACCGACGTGCGCGTCACCCGGTTCGGCGATATGGTCAGCGTGCCGCGCACCGACAACTGCCGGCCATCGACCTTCACAAAGCACTCACCGGCCACGCATTGATTGGCCATGTGCGATCCTCCCCTTTATAGCCGGAATTGCGTCAGCGCCGCGAAGATGCGGAGTTGATTGACGAAGTCGGGCGGCAGCAGCACGTCCACCCGGTTCGGGTCCTGCGCGTTGCGTTCGACAATCAGCGCATCGTTGAACCCGTCCATGTTCTCCATCAGCCCGAGGTCCTCAAGCTCGCCATACGCCGCCACCATCTCCGCCCGCACGATGCTCGGCGTGACGATCG